AAGCCCGATTTCCAAAGTGACAGCAAAAAGCCCCGAAAACAGGCAAATGTGACAGCACCGGAAATCATCGATTGGGAACCTGAGCAAAATGAGGGTGACAGCAAAAACCCTTCAAAACAGGCAAATGTGACAGCACCTCTCGTGCGCACCTTAAAAATATATAATATTATTAATAAAGATATAGATATATATATAGATAGTCTGAAAGATGCTTGGGATGAATTTGTTCAGATGAGAATCGAACTCAAGAAATCCATCAAGCCCACTACGATGAAAAGAATGTGGAAATCATTTGATCCAATCTTGGAGAAAGATGGAGTTGAGCCAATCATTAAGGCACTCAATCGATCAGTTCAAAATGGATGGCAGGGAATATTCTTTGATGATGATAAGAAGATTGAATCAACAGGAACATTTGGAGAGGAGGATTTTTAATATGATACCATGTAGAGAATGCGGAAAGGAATCAGGATGGACTGAGGAACTTATCAATGCTCCATTGTTTGGAGGTAATTACGATGTGGCAGTATGTGATCGATGTGTTGCCATTCATCAGCAAGCTCAGGCAGATGAAAGGGCATTGCCGAGAGTTGATCATGCCATTGAACCAATTGAGGATTTGATTCCAATGGGTTACCGCGAATCATCAATCTCGCAATTACCAATTACCGCACAGCAGATGTTACCGGAAATAATGAAATGGTCACCGTTACGCAAAAAGGGATTGTACATAATGGGTGCATCGAGGCAGGGAAAGACAAGGTCACTTTGCATGTTGCTCAAAGAGCTTCATTCACAGGGCAGGAGATTCAAAGTATTTTTTGCCGGAGACTTTCACACACAATTAATTGAGGCAAAGAGAAGTCCATTTTTTAAGTCTTGGAGAGATGCAATCATTACAGTTCCAATCTTAGCCATTGATGACTTGTTTGCGGAGAAAATGAGTCCAACTACTCAAGCCGGATTGTTTGAAATCATCGAGGCGAGGATGTCTAGGCAGTTACCTTTGCTTTGCACCACACAAGTCAAGCGTAGTGACGCTGTAAAGGCATTTGATGATCCACAGCGAGGCAATGCATTACTTCTCAGATTAAGGGAGACATGCGAGCTAATCGTATTCAATAAAAATGCTGTGCTTCAAGAGGAGGTTGTGTTCACATGAGTTGGGAAGATTACTTTGATTGGGGATTTCTCCTGCTGATGATTATTACCATAATGCTAATTGGATATTTGATCACATGAGCGACAAGTCCGCATCTATAGAAATGGATGAAGAGTTCATAAAGCAACGCATTAGTGAGTACACAAAAGCAATCGCAATGTGTGATGATAAACCTCATCAGCAAATCCTGAAAGATGTCCTGAAAGATGGATTAATCAGGATGCAAGATAAACTACTAAAGCTTCAGACCAAATGACAGGCAGATCAAAAATATCAGAGAACAGGAGAAAAAAAATGGGGTTGGCTCCACTTCAACATGCTTGCAAGGATATTGTGAGCAATTACATGGACGCAACGCATCCTCTTGCACTCACCAAAAGTCAAAAGGAACAGTTGGAAGAAGTTAGCTCATTGACTGCTGAAGAGTTTACCAAGAATACGGAGAATCTCGCAAAATTAGCATTGATGCAGGGTCTCCATATTCTCAACCGATCAGCGAACGATATTCCACTTGTGAAGGTTTCAAACATGGTCACAGACATGGCAAAAATCATCAGGGATATTCAGGGGCAACCAAGTCAAAGAATTGAAGTGATAAAGAAGAATTATACACCCGAGGAATGGAACGGAATACTAGAAGTTTTACCAACAATAGAAGAAAAGAATGAAATTAGCACAAGTAGTCGCAGTACAAAGAAAGATACCAACTCTACAAATTGAGATAACCTCCAAGGCATTCCATGATCAGGTTGAAGATGCATACATTAAGTTTTGGTCAAGGAACCAAATCTCAGGCTTTGATAAGGATGGGCAACCAATCAGGACTGATAAGCCAAGGGTCAGAATGACATCAGGTAAAGCAAATGACATTGGACAATATTAAGGAAGTGAGAAAAGCATTGGATGTGCTGTCTGCTCAGGTTGGTAACGCTCGATTGAGGAAGATGTGGTCTCAACCAATTAAGGATTTCCTGATTCAATTAGAAGAGCAATACCATGCCCCTTGTAAAAAGGCTCAAGGATGTGAGTGTGGTAGAATACCTATGTCGGAGGTCAAAGACGATGAATAGACCCCTTGGTGACGAAAATAGAGCATATTACCGGTGCGAGTGCGTAACCTATGTGTTGGATTTCCTGCGCGTACGCACACGGAGTGCCATAAATTGGGTGATATCGCGTGTGAACCGTCAGAACCCTAGTGTTTATCAGGGTGTACAGAGGACAAATAGTCCCCTTTTAGCCTTTTTGAAGGGGTGGGGGGGGTCTAGGTTGGTTTTACTTCTCACAAAAGAACCGATAGTGACAAACAAAAGTTTTTCTTTCCATTCTGCTAAGTAATGAACAAATACGAACCAATGGAGACCGAGCAGGATAAGATTAATCAGCGAAGGTTTGCTAATAGAATAGAGAAGCGTTGGGCGAGTAAAGGTATTGAGCTTTTGGATACTGAGAAGGGTGCTATTTTAGATTTACATATTCGTCAGGGTAAATGGCATCTTGGATTTATTGAGATAAAGCATACCAAGCATGATTATGGAAGTTTTGCATTTTATTTCATTTCAAAGAAGAAATGGGACAAGTTGGTAAATGAAACTTTAATTTGCAATCAGAGGTGTTATCTTTGTGTTTCTTTCGCTTGTGGAACTGAGGCATATTGCGATGTGACCATTGCTAATGATTATGGGAAAATTGCGTACAACGGTAACCCTAGAAATCAGGTTGAGACGGATTGGGAGATTTGTGTCTTTGTACCATTACAATATCTAAAAAAATTCAAAGGAAAGGTAAAGCCGTGGAATCAGAATTAGATTATTATTTAACCTTGGGGTGGATGTGGGACAACGAGGATGTTGTATCACCTCCCCATGAACACGAAATTGAAAATGAAAAGTGAAATAGAATTAGCAAAAGAATTAGGTTTACCGCGAGATCAGGTTCGTGAACTGAGGACTGAAAACGATGTGGAGGGTTGGTCTAAAGTATCAAATAGAATCGTGTATGACGAAGGTGGAGAGCATGAAATCAGGAACCTAGTGCAGAAGGGTTTATTGGTGGATGACATTGGTTTACCGGAGCCTGTTTTGGAGAGCATGGAATTAGAGATAACCAAGATTCCGCTCAACAGGAACATAGTATATTGCGGAGATATTAGGGTAAGGTTACGGAATAGTAAAAATTTTAAGGTAGGGATGAAGCTCAAGGCTCGCCCACCAATTGGTGACGAAACAAGTTGGGTTCTTATTGGAAGATGCCCACGATGGAAAGGTAGGTATTAGATGACAGGAAATGCACGAAGTCAGGGAAAGAGAGTATTGGAGCAATGGGCAGAAGTGAAAGAGCAACAAAAAGCTTTTGCGAAGTTTGAGAAAATATTAAATCGCAACATTAAATCTGCGGTTGTGAAAAAGTCTCCGGCAAAAAAGAAGAAATGATTCAACCTACTCCCCATCCTTATTATAATATTCCGACTCGTGAACAGGCAGAGAGTCTTGGTCAGGCAGAAACCATGCGTTTGCTTGAGGAGAGGGAAAAATTAATTCAGCTAGAGTTAAAAGACCCTTTTCACAATGGGTATGAGCCTGATCATTGGAAAATGGCAGACGATGAATTTGCCAAGTGCGATGAATTATTAATTTTGGGAGGCAACCGGAGTGGAAAGAGTTTTTACGCGAGTAAGAGGGTAATGAAACTAATAAATGACATTCCTGAAGCGAATGTACTTTGTATGCATACGACTGCATCAACTTCGATTGAGCAACAACAGCAGTATATTTGGAATTTTGTCCCAAATGAGTGGAAAATGGCAAAAAAGGGGAAGGTTACTAACTTAACTTTCTCGAAAAAGGGTGGATTTACAGAATCCTGTTTGGTTGCACCTAATGGATCGAGAATTTTCTTCCGAAATTATTCGCAAAACTTGGATACCGGAATTTTGGAGGGTTCAGAATGGGATATGGTTTGGGGGGACGAGCTAATTTCAATCGAACACATCAACAGCTTGCGTTTTCGGATGACGAGCAGGGCAAATAAACCTGTGGTGAATGCGGATCACCCTGAATGGATGAATGGATACCCTTGGAGAGGGATGTTAATCACCTTTACTCCGGTGACAGGCTATACACCAACAATTCGCGAGTACAT